CTTTGCGATGAAAGTAATTGTTCCTCGTTCGGATAGGATGACGGCAGCAAATTTCATTCAGGATAGTCTTATTAAGAAAGGTTTTGCTCCTCAAGTAAAAAGAAATGGAAATCAATTAGACATTCCAGTAAAAAATAAATTCATTCGTATTGATATTAAACCAGTCGGTGGTGGATCTGGAGCTGGTGCTAAGGAGACTGCTAGAAATGAAGCAGCTCAGTGTTTATATTGTGCTTTGGCATTCAATGTCTATAAAGGGAAGATTGATGAAGATGTCCCTATCAGTGAGGATGCTCTTAACCAGGCATTTAATACTATTGATGTTGATGTAAAACATGCTGATCTTATGTTGCTTCCTCAAGAATGGGTTGCTTCTTCTATTCGTGGAGCAAATAAACTGTGGGATAAATTTCATACTACTGGGAAAACATATAGGTTCCATAGAGGCAAAGGCATTGACGACAAAGAAATCAAGAATGCATTTGCTAGGGTGAGACCTCAAACACCATTTTCTTCTGAGGACAAATGGAACCCTGCTGACATTTGGATTGTTTCTAATGATTTTGATAAGACAAAACTAAATGATATCGATACTATTGATACTCTCAATCATTTTTTATTGCAAGAGTATGCTGCCAATCGATTGATTGGAGTATCTCTTAAAAAAATTACAGGTCAGGGAAGTCTATCGGAAAAAAATAAAGATCAAGTTGCCAAAGCAAATCAAGTTGCTAAGTATGGATTGAAAAATGTTGGATTGATTTATAAAAATGATAGGGGAAAAGATAAGAACCCTATGGACATGTATTTGTTCTTTGGAACAGGAACGTATGATAAGTTCCAAGCAAGAAACTTTGGTGGTGCAAACTCTGCTTCTTTCCAGTTAGAACTTAAAGGTGCTTCTGCTAACCAGGGACGAATTGGTGGTGGTAGTGTATTCAAGATCCTTGACACTCTTGGTGTTAAATATAAATCTTTTAACAATCAGACACTTTGGTCGCAGTGTGCCCCCAAGAGCGCCCAACGTGCTACAATATCTCAAGAGATATGCGACCTGCTAACCGAGCACAATGCGATAGGACTTCCAAAGGACTGCACTCAAGTCATTGGTGAGATTGCAAACATGGGTCAGTCTTACAGGTATAGTAAACTTCTTGGTTTGAGATTGCTAGATGCTATCAAAAAATCTGGTAAAGCAGATGACATTATGCGAGAGCTCTATTTGTATGGGGCATCACAAAGCAGCAAATCTGGGTTCTATCTCAAACTAGAGTAATGGCAAACATCAAACAACTCAAACACTTAGAGCACCTGGAAGATGAGATGCTGAACTATGGCGTCGATGGGTGTATGGCAGCGGTGTCTTTCTTGAAAGAATTGAGGAAGATGCTAGGTCATCAAGAATCTCAGGGTTTTATGCAGACTAAATGGGATGGCGCACCTTCTGTTGTTTGTGGTGTTGATCCTTTGTCTGGACTATTCTTTGTTGGCACTAAATCTGTCTTTAATAAAACAGAACCCAAGACATGTTTTACTGAGGAAGCAATTGATGGTTATTATTCTGGAGACCTTGCTGAGAAACTTAAGTTTTCTCTGAGATATTTTAGTAAACTTGGTATCAAGGGAGTAATTCAGGGAGACCTGTTGTTTACAGATTCTACTAGAAATCAGGAGACAGTGAATGGAGAAAAACTCTACACATTTCGACCAAACACTATTACTTATGGCATCCCTACTAACCACGATATTGGTAAACAAGTTGGGAGATCTAAGATCGGAGTAGTATTCCATACTCACTATGTTGGAACTGAGTTAGCGGAGATGCAAGCTCGTGCTGGTGCTCCTATCCGTGAGTTTAATAAAATTCCTGAGGTTGCTGTAATTGATAATGACACTCCTATGAACCGCGTTGGTTTCTCTAAAACTGAGATGTCAAAATTTGATAACTACATCACCAAGATTGAACGTATGTGTCAGATCTGTGGCGATTTCTTAGACGAACTGGTTGGTGCTACTGGCACAACTGGCGATGCCAAGTTTCACATCGCATCTTATCTAAAGCAGTTCTTCAATAATGAGATCAAGAATGCTAGAAGCATTGTTAACGTTGATGAGTCTTTATATGATCTAGCAAACTTCTATCATGATAAGATGAGTAAGGAACTTGCTAAGATCAAGACACCTGCTAACTTAGTCAAGAAGCGCAACCTTGTTTATGAGAGTGAGAACTATCTCGTGAATAATGTTTATAAGTTCAAGGCGATGCTGACCTTGTATAAGGAACTACAAGCAGTGAAGCAAATGGTTATAGATAAACTAGACCATCTTGAAGAGTTCAGAACTTTTGTTCAGACGGATAAGGGATATAAGGTCACAACTCCAGAAGGATATGTTCTTCACAAGGATGGCAGTATGATCAAGTTTGTCAATCGTCTGGAGTTTGCTTACAATAACTTCACTTTACAAAAGCAATGGCGTTAGACGGAAAGGTTTGCTACTTTACATTTGGTAGGTTTCAACCTCCTACTACAGGACACAAAGAGAACTTTGATGGCGTGAAACGTGCTGCTGGTTCAAATGACTATCGCATTTATATTTCTCAGACTGTAGATAAGAAAGGTAGCAATCCTCTCCCACCTGATCGCAAGAAGTATTACATGGATAAGATGTTCCCAGAGCATCGTGGTAAAATATTCTCAGGACCCAAACAACCTGTTGAAATCTTACAGGATCTTATGATGGCAGGATATGATGAGGTTGTATTTTTAGTAGGATCTGACAGGGTTTCTGCCATGCAGTTCCTCCATAAATACAATGGTAAAGATTTCTCATTCAGAAAGATTGATATTCAATCTTCTGGAAGCAGAGACGCTGATGGTGATACCTTTGCTATTTCAGGAACGAAGATGCGAAGAGCAGCAGCTGCTGGAGACTTTAAGTTGTTTCGTTCTGGTATTCCCAGAGCATTAAATGATCGTGATTGTCGTGCTCTCATGGATGAGATTGCGCTAAACTTGCCTAAAGATTATAAATGAAAGATTTTAAGAAACTACGAGAAGAAGCACTGCGTCAACAGCAAAGACAGCAGGAAGTTTTCAAAGAAGGTGATGCTGTCATGTCATCTCGCACAGGAGACAAGGGACATATCCACAGGGTCGGTGGCAACTATGCCATTGTAATTTCTGAGGATGGTGATATGTTCCGCGAGTGGATCAGGAATATTAGATCTATAAATAATACGAGAAGAACGTCCCTACTAAACGATGAAATATCAGAAGCCAATTAATAACGTCAACAGCAACGATGAGTTTTCGTCTGGGTTGATGGAAGCTTATGGTAAGTGGATGGGAGGAGATACCTTCCAGAACACTCAACCTGTGGAACTAAACCTTTCGGAAGCACCTTTCGATGGTATGGATCGTCAGTCACACGGCGCTGAGATTGAAGACACCACCAAGAAAGAAAAGAAAGCGAAGAAAGGTGGATATGTCGGACAAGAGTCTGCTCCCAAGAATGAGGAAGTAGAAGTTCTTGAGCGTGAAGAGTATGAAGTTGATGGTCAGACCTATGTCATTGAAAAGGTCAAGGGTCTAGACGGCAAGGCTTGCTGGAAAGGTTATAAGTATGCTGGCACCAAGATGAAGGGTGGCAAGAAAGTTGATGATTGTGTCAAGGCAGGTTTCGAACCAGAAGGTGAGGAACTATCAGAGAAGAAACTAGATCCCGTCAATCACAAAGAACTCAAGGGCGATCATGCTGACAGAAAGGATAAGGACATCGACAACGATGGTGATGTAGATAAGTCTGACAAGTATCTACATGCTCGTCGTAAGAAAGTTTCCAAGATCTTAGCAATGAAGGGCAAGAAATGAAGACATTCAAACAACTTCGTGAAGAGTGCGATTGTAAAGATAAAGAACGCAAGAGCAAAAAGAAGAAAGGTACTGTAGAAGTCATGCCTACTGTCAATGACGGGCAGAAGGGTATGGTTTCTCAGGTCAATAACGAAAGCATTAAGTTTGCTGGCAATTATCAAGGACCTCTATACGCTCCTCATCCTGATCTCATCAAAGAAAAAGCACCAGAAGGTGCTAAGTATGAGAGAATGGTAAAGCATATCAAGAAAGGATATGCTAAGGATGGTAAGTTGACTGATGATGAAAAGTCAATTGCTTATGCTACTGCTTGGAAGCATAAGAACAAGAAGATGAAGGAGAACTATGACAAGGGTGAGTATGATTATGAAGGAGACATGGCGAAGACACAACTAAAAGGTGTCATCCGTAACGCTCAAGAACTTCATGATCTTCTACAACCAGCAGACAATCTTCCTGAGTGGGTTCAGTCAAAGATCACTCTCGCTGCTGATTATATACAAACATCTGCAGATTACATGAAGAGCAAATAAATAGTTTGGCACATTATGTCAAACTCCCCATGCTCTCATTTCTACTTCCCCTTGCCGCTAAGATCGTCAAGGATGCCGTTGCCAAAGTTCCTGACAACGAAGAACTAGGAGAAAAACTAGTTGAGATCTGCCTACTTGTTCTAGAGAAAGCAGTCAAATTGACCAAGACCGATATGGACGATAACCTTCTAGAGGTTGTCAAGAAAGCAATCGCAGCAAGAGAAGAAGCTCCTGCTGAGTGATCTTTAGGGGACGCAAGTCCCCTATTTTTATAAATAAAAATTAGGAAAAATAGTTTATCAACTGGAGTACGTATCCATGTCCCTGTATAGTCGCGCTGAAACAGACGCACAAAGCTTAAAACTTCTCAATACAACTGAGAAGAATTCTGTAGATAAGTATGATCACGATAACACCCTGATCGTTGATGGCGATAGCACTGTTTCTGGTGCCCAGGGTTATGCTACTGCTGCCCGTCGTTCAATTTTTATTGACGACACAGAGGCAACTCTTGCTGAGAATATTGAACGTGGTTTAACTGCTCCTGGTTGGTGGGAGTATATGACTTATACTGATAGTTCTGGTGCTACTCGTCATAAGGCAACTCACCTTGTATCATTCAAGGATGCTCCTGTCAATACTGCTGACGCTGATGACGACATCGCAGCAGATGTAGCATCGGTAATCACGGTTGGCACTCTTGCTGCTGTCACAGTTGCTGCTGGAAACGCAGTTACTTTCGATGCTGCTTCAGTTTCTTCTACTGATTCTGGAACTCTTGTTTACACCTGGCAGCGTCAGAAGACCGCTAATGGTCGCTGGTCGAATGTCACAGCAACCCTCGATGGTGGCATCTATGACACCACTTCAGTTGCTGGTGAACTCACAATTGCTGCTGGCGATGTAACCACTGCTCTAAGTGGTTATGAGTTCCGTGTTAAGGTAACCAACACTGTTGGTGGTGAGGAAGTTGTTTCCAACGATGCTACTCTAACAGTCACCGCATAATCTGAATGAACTTCAATGAATTGACGCCAGACAACTGGCTCTTCTTTGCTATTCAAAACTACAATAACCCGTCGTCAGTAACTTACAGTGATTTTGAAGAGGACCTGAAAAGGTTCAAGTATATCAAAAGACTACTGAAAAGATACGAAACGACGGGTGAATTGAAGACACATCTTATTCTAAATCATGTGATTGTATTGTATAATGTGTTTGATGACGCAGCAACACCGCTGCTATTCTATAAGACAGAAGCGACATACTGGTCTCAAATTAAAGCATTTATGTTGTTTCTAAATAGATTACCACCCCTATTAAACGAGGATGTTGACGAGGAATGCCTGAAAAGTCTGAATCTAATTTAAATGAAATGGTAGCGGGAGACGGATCTGGTCTTGCACTTCCGCCCGCTTTTGTATTTGTAAATCCTAGACAACATCGTAAGTATAAGAAGGGTAATCAAGATAAAGTAGACGGGCGCACTAAAGGTGCTCGTGCCCTTTTCAATCGTATTCAACGCAGAAAAATGAAAGAACAACTAGAAACTCAAATTGATGAAGCGATTGTGTCCGACACTGAGAGGGCACAGAAGCAAATCGCCCAAGGCAAAAAACTCAATCGCCAAAAAGATCTTCAGCAGAAGAGAAAGGAAGCGAAAGAGAAGATGATGAATAAAACAAAAGAGATGGACACTCTCATGAAAGCTCGTCTCTCTGACTTCAAGAAGAAAGAGAAAGAGCAACAGAAAAAAGTCTCAATGAAAAACTCAGTTGAATTTGAAGGTAATGTTATGATGGAAAATCAAGATGTAATCCAAGTTGCTCTGGATGTAGCAACTTCTGAATTGAACCCCAACGGCGAAGGTTCATTTGCTAAGGTTCAGTTCTCGGATGGTTCAGTTCAGAACCTCGATAACTTCTCAGCAAAGCGTATTGCTGCTTGTTATGCTCAGTTAGATGACACGCATAAGCAACAGTTCCAGTATATGCTGAACAAAGACGCTTCTACGTATCAATCTGCTCTTGACTTTGCTATCCGCAACGTTTGATACGAGGGCAAAGTGGCATTCGGTCTTGGTAAATTAGCAGTTTTAGAATCAAAACTGGACATTTATGAAGATCTCTCTAAAGAGATGCTTGACAAACTTGAGAGAGCGGTAACAACCATCTCGGACAATAGCAACAAGATTGCTATTGTATTAGAGCGTCATGAGAATCGTTTAGATGAAGGCGAACGAGCAAACGATGCCATCATTCAGATGATTAAAGATCATCAGAAGTATGATGATCGTATGTTTAAAAACATTGGTGATAAGATGGATGCACTTGAGAAGAAGACCGATAGGAACACGAGGTTTGTTATTGGTGCCACTGCTGTCATCGCCACCATTGTGACAGTGTTACAAGTGGCTCCACCTATCATCAGAGTCTTGACACCACAGGTGTCCTCTGCTACTATGGAGGTCGTGAAACCTTCATAATGAATGTCATTTATTGACGTAAAATATATCCAACTAGTATCCTCTCGCCTAGTTCTCTTCAGTCGCAAGAAGGCAGACCTGTATAATTTCAGGTGTCCTTACTGCGGTGATAGTCAGAAGAGACGCAATAAGGCGAGGGGATATTTGTTTAAGATCAAGAACGACTTTGTGTTCAAGTGCCACAACTGCGGCATGGGAAGAACACTTGCAAACTTCTTAAAGGATCAAGATACATTCCTTCATGACCAATATGTTATGGAGAAGTTTAAGGATGGAAAGACAGGCAAAGGCACAACCGTTCCAAATCCTAAGTTTGAGTTTAAGACTCCAAAATTTGTCAAGAAAGATACAGACCTTGAGAAGATTTCTTCGCTAAATATTTCTCACCCAGCGAGAGAATATCTTGAGAACAGAGGCATCAAAGATCTAGATTACTTCTATTACTGTCCTAAGTTTAAGGCTTGGACTAATTCCCAAAAGAAGATGTTTGACAACCTCAAGCAAGATAGTCCCAGAATTATTATTCCATTCCGAGACAAAGAAGGTAACCTCTTTGGATACCAAGGCAGATCACTTGCTCCCAAAGCAAAACTAAGATACATCACGATCATGCTGGATGAGGAACAACCCAAGATCTTCGGACTGGATAGAGTAAAAGAAGACAAACCCGTTTATATTGTAGAGGGACCATTTGATGCGACCTTCCTTGAAAACTCTGTTGCTATGGCTGGGTCCGACGCTGATGTTCGGACGTTTGGTTGGAGCAATTATATTTGGGTATTTGATAATGAACCACGCAACAGAGAGATTGTCAACCGAATCTCCAAAGTCATTGACCGAGGAGATCAGGTAGTCATTTGGCCTAAGAATATACAACAAAAGGACATTAATGATATGGTCCTTGCTGGACATGATGTTCAGAACATGGTAGAATCTAACGTCTATCGTGGATTAGAAGCAACCCTTAAATTAAACGACTGGAAGAAAGTATGACAAACGGACATGGTATCAAAGTAAAGAAGCGTAGCGGCGCTGTAGAGGCGTTGAACCTTGATAAGATCCACAAGATGGTAGAGGAAGCTTGTGAGGGGTTAGGGAGCGGTGTGAGTGCCTCTCAGGTCGAAATGAACTCTGGTCTCCAGTTCTTCGATGGCATCGAGACAAAGGACATTCAGGAGATCCTGGTGCGTTCTGCTAGTGATCTGATTAGTCTGGAAAATCCTAACTACCAGTTCGTTGCCGCTCGCTTGCTTCTCTTCGCAGTTCGTAAGCAAGTGTTTGGATCTGACTGGGTGAATGGTCATCCATCTGTAGTAGACCATGCTTATAAGTGTGTGTCAAATGGCGTATATGATGGTGAGATCTTGCGTAAATATACTGCAGAAGAGTGGGCAAAGATTGATAGTTGGATTGATCATGACCGTGATATGTTATTCACCTATGCGGGTTTGCGCCAGGTAGTTGATAAGTATCTTGTACAGGATAGAAGTAGTGGTGAAGTTTATGAGACACCACAGTATATGTACATGATGATTGCTGTTACTCTTTTCCAAAATTATCCTAAGGAGACACGTCTCGATTATGTCAAGCGATACTACAACGCAATCTCAAAGCACAAAATCAACATTCCCACACCTATCATGGCGGGAGTGCGAACTCCACTTCGACAATTTGCTAGCTGTGTGCTTGTTGACAGCGATGACACCCTCGATAGTATCTTTACTAGCGATATGGCTATTGGCAGATACGTTGCACAAAGGGCGGGTATCGGTATCAACGCAGGTCGCATCAGGGGCATCAACAGTAAGATCCGAGGGGGAGAAGTTACTCACACGGGTGTTGTACCATTCCTCAAAAAATTTGAGTCAACTGTCAGATGTTGTACACAGAATGGCATCCGAGGTGGATCAGCGACAGTACACTTCCCCATTTGGCACCAAGAAATCGAAGACATTCTAGTCCTCAAGAACAACAAAGGCACAGAAGATAACCGAGTTCGTAAACTAGATTACTCCATTCAAATTAGCAAACTGTTCTATGAGCGTTTCATCAACAACGAACACATCACACTCTTTTCGCCACATGATGTGCCAGGATTGTATGATGCTTTTGGTACTCCTGGATTTGATGATCTATACAGAGCTTACGAGGGTGACCCAGATGTGCCTCAAAAGGCAATTGGTGCCCAGGAGCTTATTCTGGACCTTCTGAAAGAGAGAGCAGAGACTGGTCGAATCTATATCATGAACATCGACCACTGTAATGAGCACTCGTCATTTACAGACAAGGTAAATATGAGTAACCTCTGTCAGGAGATCACACTTCCCACTGATCCTCTTCAGCATATTGATGGTGATGGTGAGATTGCTCTGTGTATTCTCTCTGCTATCAACGTTGGTAAGATCAACAAACTGGATGATCTAGAGAACCTTTGTGATCTAGCAGTTCGTGGTCTTGAAGAGTTGATTGATTATCAGGATTATCCTGTTCGTGCTGCTGAAATCAGCACATTGAACCGCCGTTCTCTTGGCATTGGTTATATCGGTCTAGCACATTACTTAGCAAAACATGGAGAGCATTACGATGATCCAGCAGCATGGAAACTCGTCCACAACTTGTCTGAATCTTTCCAATATTACCTGCTCAAGTCAAGCAACACCGTCGCTAAAGAGAAGGGCAAGTGTGGATATTTTGATCGCACCAAGTATGCCCAAGGTATCCTCCCTATCGACACTTACAAGCGTGACATTGATGAGTTCTGTGGAACAGAACTGAATCATGATTGGGATACTCTTAGAGCATCTATCATCACCCACGGTCTACGGCACTCAACACTGTCCGCACAAATGCCATCGGAAAGCAGTTCCGTTGTGTCAAATGCCACAAACGGAATTGAACCACCTAGAGCATACATGTCCGTTAAGAAGAGTAAGAAAGGACCACTCAAGCAGATCGTTCCTCAGTATGGTAGTCTCAAAAATAACTACACTCTTCTTTGGGATATGAAGGACAACGATGGTTATATTAAAGTTGTTGCCGCGATGCAAAAGTTTTTTGACCAGGCAATCTCTGGCAACTGGAGTTATAACCCAGAAAACTATGAGAACAATGAGGTTCCAGTTTCTGTCATGGCAGGTGATCTTCTAAAAACTTACAAGTATGGTTGGAAGACTTCTTATTATCAGAACACTTACGATCAAAAAGGAGATGAACCGCAACCAGTAGAAGAAAAAAAGGTATCAATACAAGATTTATTAGAAGATATTTTCCAAACGGAGGAAGAAGATTGTGACAGTTGTAAAATTTAGAACAAACGAATCCATGCGTAAAGTAGAAGGGATGACGGTGTTTAACACCACCCAACTAGACAGTACAAAACAAAAGATGTTCTTCGGACCCCCTCTAGGGGTCCAGAGATACGATAAGTTCAAGTATCCTGTGTTTGATAAACTGACACAGCAACAACTTGGATACTTCTGGCGTCCTGAAGAGGTATCTCTTCAGAAAGATCGCGCTGATTATCAAACTCTAAATGATGCACAAAAACATATCTTCACGTCAAACCTTAAATATCAGATCCTCTTGGACTCCGTACAAGGTCGTGGTCCTGGCATGGCTTTCATGCCTTATTGCTCTCTACCCGAGCTCGAAGGTGCCATGAATATCTGGCAGACCATGGAGATGGTCCACAGTCGCTCCTATACCCACATCATTAAGAACGTGTATGCTGATCCCTCTGATGTCTTTGACAAGATTCTAGACGACGAGAAGATCCTCTCACGGGCAAAGTCTGTTACTCATGCTTATGATGAGTTCCTACGAGCAGCACAGGAGTGGGGTGCTGGTAAGCAATGGGAACATGCTTTAGAAGGTGTTGATAACGCTATGTGGGAACTCAATGAACTCAAAAGAAAACTATATCGAGCGGTCGCTAATGTCTATATCCTTGAGGGAATTAGATTTTACGTCTCGTTTGCTTGCTCTTTCGCATTCGGGGAACTTAAACTTCTGGAAGGAAGTGCTAAAATTATCGGACTCATCGCAAGGGACGAATCCCAACACATGACCATCACTCAGAACATCCTAAATAAATGGAAGGAGGGCGATGATCCAGAGATGGTCCAGATCGCCAAGGAAGAAGAGGAAAATGTCTATGACATGTTCCGTCAGTGTGTAGAGGAGGAGAAGTTGTGGGCTGAATATTTGTTCAAGGATGGTTCTATCATCGGTTTGAACGATAAACTGCTTGCTAAGTATGTTGAATGGACTGCCAATCGTCGTCTAAAGTCTATCGGACTCAAGGCAATCTTTGACACACCAGTATCAAATAACCCACTTCCCTGGACCGAACACTGGTTGTCTTCCAAGGGTATGCAAGTCGCTCCTCAAGAAACAGAGGTCGAATCATACCTAATTGGGAGCATCAAACAAGATGTCAAAAAAGACACCTTCGCAGGATTTCAACTATAAGTTCGAACACCAATGGGGTGGCGAAGATACTTGGTACACCAAGGGCAAGAGATGGGCGAACAAACAAAAGTTTCCCATCAGTCACCTTGCCCTTGGTTTTATTGAGTGGTTGCGTGAACGCTGGGTAGATGGTAGAGTAGAGATGGAGATGGCGTCTGTTGATAAACAGACAGAAGAAATTTTAAAAGAATGGGAAGAAGACGCAGCAAAGTATTATGAACAACCAACAGTGGAAGAGAGACCTTCTAGCGTCCCCGACCTTCCAACTCTCTCAATTAGAAATCCAGTTGTTGAGAGAGGGACCGAAGAGCCTAGCACAAGCGTGGCATCTACAGGCTCTACGATACCGTTTCCTGACCCATGGGACGGGGACTGGAACGATGCGGTCTGGACCTGGCAAAGAATAAATAAGGAGAGATCATCATGAGTATGTGGCAAAAATTAAAGAGTATCACAATCCCTGGACCTATCGCGGCAATATCTTTGACAGCGATGATATTGGGAACTACTACGGTTTTGTTTACCGTATTACCAGTAAGACCACCTCGCGTCAATATATCGGAAGAAAGTATTTCTGGCAGAAACGAAAGCCTAGAACTACTGATACTGGTAGGAGACGAAGAGTTACATCTGAAAGTAACTGGAAACAATACTACGGAAGTTGTCCAGAGCTTAAAGAAGATATTACAACGTATGGACGGGACGATTTTACTAGAGAAATCTTGAGTCTTCATGAGACTCCTGGTAGGACTAACTACGAGGAGACTCGTCAGATGTTCCTAAACGACGTTCTGACAGCAGCCTTGACAGATGGCACCCCTGCCTACTATAATAGCAACATCCTCGGTCGCTACTACCGTAAGGATTATTTTGCTAAATAACCCGAGCCGTAAGGAATTTAATTCCTAGAACGGATGTTGAGTTCTAATTAAATTAATGCTAAAAAAAATCCTGCCACTTGCTTTGGCAACCTCTATTCCTGCTGCTTGTGCTTATCCAAGTATCAGCGAAATCAAAAATCCACCTGAAGTTGATGTAACAGTCAACGAAGAAAAGGCAGTTGTCATTGAAGTGGTAGAGAAAAAGTGGGTATGTCCTGGATGTAATGAAAATGAAAAACACGTCCTTGAACAACTCCAAGAAAAAACAAAGATCACAGACAAGAATGCTCTTGCTACGATCCTGGGAAACATTAAATCTGAAAGCAACTTCCATCCCAACATTTGTGAAGGAGGGGCTAGAGTTCCTTACAACCGTTGCTATAGCGGGGGTTATGGTCTTATTCAGTGGACCAGTATAGGTCGTTATAATGGTCTCGGTAAGTTTGCTAGAAAGTATGGTTGTGATCCTTCTGAACTGAAGTGTCAGACACGTTATATGATCAACGAACCTATCTTCCAAAAGTATCTGCCTGAGTTTGAAGGCAATGGTCGTACTGTTAGACAATATATGGTCGGAGCATATTATTGGTTGGGTTGGGGCATCAAAGGTCATCGTGAACTTTATGCCTATGACTATACTAAAAAACTAGTGTGGGCTTGACACCACACAACGGATAGTGTAAACTATCCTTATGGGTCCATAGTTAAACGGATATAACTACCGCCTTCTAAGCGGTTATTCTAGGTTCGATTCCTAGTGGACCTGCCAGTCGGCATGGCGGAATTGGTAGACGCGCTGGGTTTAGGTTCCAGTGTCCTTGCGACGTGGAGGTTCAAGTCCTCTTGCCGACATCGGGCGATTGGCGCAGCGGTAGCGCAGTTGCTTTACACGCAATTGGTCGGGGGTTCGAATCCCTCATCGCCCATTATCTTGAATGTATTATGAAAAAGAAAAAATTTAATGAACTAATTCAGAAACCTCTTCGGTTTCATCATCAAGATATACATGAAGAACTAGAAGAAATTAAAGGAATGTTAAAAAATGTTATCGATCAGATGCAAGAGTTGCGGGGTGGAGTTAGAGGCTCACCCGACGAAAATTAGATCATGTGGTTGCCCTAATATGGCAACCCTTACAGCAGATAAAATTTCTGCTGTAAATTTGTCCAATGTAGTTTTGCTTAATTCTAACAACATTATTAAGAAACAACCAATATTGTCAGATGCTGACCTAAAATACCAGGAAGAACGACGCAAACGCAAAGTTCGCAAACTTGAATTTGAGGAACGCTAATGATTTCACTGGACGCCCGCTACCACTCTTACCTACA